TAAGTGGTTTGGTCAGTTTGATGTCATCATCGGAGACGAGGCACACCAATTTAAATCCAAATCTCTTATCAGTATCATGTCTAAACTAGCAGATGCGAAGTATAGGTATGGATTCACTGGAACCCTTGACGGCACACAGACTCACAAGTGGGTGCTAGAAGGTCTGTTCGGACCATCGTATAAGATCATCAACACCAAGGACCTACAAGAGGCAGGGTATCTCGCCAAACTGAATATTAAAGTTCTGTTGATGAAGCACGATCCTCAAATCTTTGAGACCTATGAGGATGAAGTACAGTTCATCATTGGTCACGAGAAGAGAAACAGGTTCATTAAGAACCTTGCTCATGACTTAAAGGGTAATACCCTCATCCTTTTTAGTCGGGTTGCCGCACATGGGGAGGGTTTATATGACCTCATAAATACAGACAGTAGGAAAGTATTCTTTGTTCACGGTGGCGTTGACACTGAGGAACGAGAAACTGTCCGTCAGATCACCGAGCAGGAACAAGACGCCATTATCATCGCGTCATTTGGAACGTTCTCTACCGGTATCAATATAAAAAATCTTCACAACGTAATCTTCTCATCTCCTAGTAAGTCAAGGATCCGTACTCTACAATCAATCGGTAGGGTCTTACGAAAGAGTGAGAACAAATTGAAAGCAACACTTTACGACATCGCAGATGATTGTAAGAAGGGGTCTAGAAGTAACTACACTCTGAACCACCTTGTAGAAAGAATTAAGTACTACAACGAAGAGAAGTTTAACTATGACATCATCTCAATCAAAATCTGATAGTCCGTATGATGAGTTCTACGCTAGTATTAAACTAGTGTCGGGTGAAGAAATCTTGGCAATGGTAGTTGTAGATAATACTGACAAAGAGAAACCAGAAACAATCGTTATTGATAATCCTGTTATCTGTAAAGAGATTCGTGCCATGGGCACGAATATACCCATGGGGTATAAGTTCGAACCTTGGATGAAATTGACTGATGATGAAACTTACGTTTTACCTATGTCTAAGGTAATTACGATCTCACAAATCTCATCTCCAGAGATAGTAGACACTTATAAGGAAGTCGTTAATCACGGTTTTGATATCAATCATCCTGACCTTACTAAAGAGATGGGATACGTCTCTACGGTAGATAAGGCAAGAGATCTTCTAGAGAAACTTTATAAATCTCAAAGCTCTTAAGCTAATGCCTTGAACGGCGACAAAGTTATCATACACACATTTGCCGATCTTGTCAAGCTGTGCTATAATTAACACAGAATAATACTTTACATGGTCCGTAAAAGATCAGAACACTATGTAAACAATAAGGAGTTTCTTGCTGCCATTATTGAATACAAAAAGTCTATTAAAGACGCTGAAGCAGCAGGTGAACCTAAACCTAGGATTACAAATTACCTTGGAGAGTGCTTTCTAAAGATTGCTACTCACTTGTCTTACAAACCCAACTTCGTCAACTACATGTTCAAGGATGACATGATCTGTGACGGAATTGAGAATTGTGTTCAGTACATTAATAACTTTGATCCTGAGAAGTCCAGCAATCCTTTTGCATACTTTACTCAGATCATTCACTATGCTTTTCTTCGTCGTATTCAAAAAGAGAAAAAGCAACTAGAGATCAGACAAAAAATTATCGAAAGATCTGGATTTGACGAAGTATTCGTCGCAGACGAATTTGATAAGTCCGCTGAATATAATCAAATTAAAGACGCAGTACAGTATCGCAATAACCGATGAAAGTTGCTGTTATCACGGACCAGCACTTCGGATTTAAGAAGGGTTCTAAATTATTCCATGAGTACTTTCAAAAGTTCTACGAGGAAATCTTTTTTCCAACGTTGCAGGAACGTGGTATCACAACTGTCATCGACATGGGAGATACTTTTGACAGTCGTAAAGGTATTGACCTATATTCTTTGGACTGGGCGCAAAGAAATTATTTTGACCGCATCAGAGATCTTGGTATTACCCTTCACTCCGTGGTCGGTAATCACACCGCGTTCTACAAAAATACTAACGAAGTCAATACTATTGACTTGCTTTTACGAGAATACGATAACGTCAATACTATCACTGAATGTACGGACATAGAGATTGATGGTTCCACAATCTGTATGATTCCCTGGATTAATTCGGATAACTCCGAGTATACATACAGGAAGATCCGCGAGTCACCTGCCAAGGTTGCCATGGGTCACTTAGAACTCAATGGGTTCTATGCTCACCATGGATACACAATGGAAGATGGCGATGACATCCAACCATATCAAAAATTCGATCGGGTCTTCTCAGGTCATTATCACACCAGATCTTCCGACGGTAGAATCTTCTACCTCGGGAACCCTTACGAAATGTTTTGGAATGACGTGGGTGATTCCAGAGGATTCCACATCTACGACACAGAAACATACGAACTCGAAGTAATCAATAATCCGTTTCAGATGTTTAGGGTTATCAAGTATAATGATACTCCTAGACAATTGTTTAAGTTTGCCGAGTATAAAGATAAGATCGTTAAGTTAATTGTTGTCAATAAATCTAGTCAGAAAGACTATGACAGGTTTGTTGACGCTCTTTCTGCTGCTAATCCTTACGATTTAAAAATCGTTGAAAAGACTTCTGTGATGGAGTTTGGTGAAGATGCTGCTGAGGAATCTGAAGATACCCTAACACTACTTGACAAATTTGTAGATGAGTTGGAAACTGACCTAAGTAGGACAAAGATTAAGAGTCTTATTAAAGACGTTTATCGTGAAGCATGTGAGGTGATGTAGTGTTTATTATCACAATTGAGGGCATGGAAGATGAAGGTGCCTTTGCCGTTAAAGATTCTGTTGGACAGAAAGTTGTATTTCTTTTTGAAGAAGAAGATGATGCCCTAAGATACTCTATTCAACTAGAAGCAAACGGTAGTTTGAATATGGTTGTAGTAGAAGTTGGTGATGCTGTAGCAATTGGAGCTTGCGAAAAAGCAGGTATCAAGTATACTATCATCACCAAGGATGACATTGTAGTTCCACCACCTGATGATGATGACTGAAGTTGACTTTGAAACTTTCCATGCTAATTTTGATGATTACATGGAAAAAATTGAAAAGAATGGTGAAGTTTTTTTAGTCCGTCTAGAGGACGGACGAGCAGTTGTTGCTGCTCCTGCCGACATGATTGAACCGCAGAATGATTGAGTTTCAAACTATTCGTTATAAAAATTTCCTATCTTCAGGTAATCAATTTACAGAGATCAAATTAAACAACGTAAAGAATACTGTCATCATCGGTCAGAACGGTGCTGGCAAATCTACATTACTTGATGCTCTTTGTTTTTCTCTGTTCAACAAACCCTTTCGCAAAATTAATAAGGGTCAGATCATCAACTCACAAAACGAAAAGGATTGTGTAGTAGAAATTGAGTTTGCTGTCAATAGCACTCAGTACAAAGTTGTCCGTGGTATTAAACCAGCAGTTTTTACCATCACTCGTAATGGAAACAAACTTCATGAGGACGCTGATGCTAAGGATCAACAGAAGTATTTGGAAGGACAAATACTCAAACTCAACTACAAATCGTTCACTCAAATTGTTATACTTGGGTCTGCTTCTTTCGTTCCCTTTATGCAGTTATCTGCTGCAAATCGCAGAGAGGTCATAGAAGACCTCCTAGACATCTCTGTGTTCTCTTCTATGTCTGACATCATAAAGGCACGGATAAAGGACTCTAAGGACCGTCTGAGGACCTTAGACTTGAAAAAAGAAGGCATTGCTGATAAAATAGTAATGCAACAGAATTTCATCAAGACAACCGAGGAATCAGGTCAAAATGATATCCAAGACAAACAGAACCAAATTTTGGATCTCGATTCCGAAGTTGCGAAGCACCAGAAACATGTGGAAGACCTCCTTAGCGGTGTCAAAACCAAAGAGGACGAAGCGACAAACTATGGCAATGCTTCAGAGACGCTTAGAAAACTCGGAAAATTCCTTGGAAAAATCCAGTCAAAAAAATCTACTACAAGTGATACTCTAAGTTTCTTCAATGAAAATTCGGTTTGCCCTACCTGTACTCAAAACATACAAGAAGAGTTTCGGGTAAATAAAACTGTACAACTCCAGCAGTCAGTCGCCAAATTTGATGACAACCTTAAAGAAATTGAGGAAGCTATCAAGGCGGAGGAAAGTAGAGAGCAAAAATTCTCTACACTGCAAAGGGAGATTACTCAACTCTCGAATGAGGTTTCTCAAACAAACGTTCAGATTTCTGAATCTAACAAATTACGGTCAAGACTGGAACGTGAAGTTCAAACTCTTACCAACCGAATCGCGGACAGAAATTCTGAACATGAGAAGTTAAGTCAGTACAAGGGACAACTCAAAACAATACTAACTGACCATGAAACGCTGAAAGAAGATTACAATTACAGTCTTCAAGCTAGTGTGCTTCTTAAGGATGATGGCGTAAAGTCAAGCATTATTAAAAAGTATTTGCCCCTAATCAATCAGCAGGTCAATAGATACTTACAACTGATGGATTTTTTCATTAACTTTACCTTAGATGGTGAGTTCAATGAAAAAATCCAGTCACCCATACACGAAAACTTTTCCTATCCTTCTTTCTCTGAAGGTGAGAAGATGCGAATTGACCTCGCACTTCTCTTTACCTGGCGAGAGATCGCAAGGATGAAGAACAGTGTCGCTACAAACCTACTCATCATGGACGAGGTATTTGACTCGTCTTTGGATGGTTTTGGCACTGACGAATTTCTCAAAATTATACGCTTTGTCGTCAAGGACGCAAACATCTTCATCATCTCACACAAGTCTGAACTTCATGACAAGTTCGAAAGTGTGCTAGAATTTGAAAAGGTCAAGGGATTCTCACAATTACGCCCTTGACATCCAAAAAGGTTTCCTTTATACTAAATAGGTATTCGTGCCTATGCTAGTCACGAAACTTAACACGGGACAAGTCGAGTCCCTTTCCATCTGCGGGTAACCATTCCGCAAGTAACAATAGGTATTTTTAAATGATCAAATCTGTATTCGCAGTTCTGTCTGCTTCCGCACTTTCCGCAGGCGCTGCCCTTGCAGGTCCCTACGTCAACGTAGAGGCAAACTCAGGATTCACCGGTTCGAACTATAACGGAACGACCACGGACCTTCACGTAGGTTACGAAGGTGATCTGAGCGACAACGCTGCTTACTATGTACAAGTTGGTGCTAGTGTTGTTTCACCGGACGGTGGCGAGAGCGACACTGTTCCTTCTGGTAAGGCAGGTCTGGGTCTCGGTCTCACCGATAACCTGGGTGCATATGGCGAAATCTCTTTCGTCGGTTCTGGTGACTCTTCCGTTGACCGTGGTTACGGCACCAAACTTGGTCTGAAGTACAACTTCTGATATATCCATGCTATCATGTGGGGGACTTCGGTCCCCCTTTTTTATGAGAAAATATATTCAGGTAATACTTGTCCACCCAGTAACCTATTTCAATATACTGACGGTGGGAGTATTGATCTTTATTGGACTGGTACACAACCATGCTCATCACTCCATGGAAGTCGATGCTGACGCATTCGTTTTTCAATATTGTAGAGTCAACCCAGATCAATGTCAGAGTTTCATTGACCGTTGACAAAACTTAATCTTTCCTATATAATAATGTAACAGTTCTTCATAAAGACACATGACCGTGACCAGCAACGACCTTGGCCAACAAAATTTGTGGGCAAAGGAACCGAGAATGTACATTGACAAAACTGCTGCTGAGCGTTATGGTTATGAGACCTACGCGGAGCGAGCAGAAAAACTGAACGGTCGTGTCGCGATGCTTGGGTTTGTTGCTGGACTCCTGTCTTATGCAACAACTGGTAGTCTCTTTTTCTTTGGTGCTTTCGGCATCTAAATATCCTTTATTTCAAAAAGAACAATGAACGAAAACGCAGAACGTATTAATGGACTCGCCGCTATGCTCGGCGTTGTCGCTGCCCTGGGTGCCTACGCTCTTACAGGTCAGGTAATTCCTGGTATTTGGTGATGGTATTTGTAGTAGCAGCAATGCTGATGCTAGTTCCAATCGCCACAGTTGCGATTAGATCATGAGTTACGACTGGACACTACTACAAACATTACTGTTCGTCATAACTCCATACTTCATTATGCTTGCCTTAACGAGCAAAGATGAAGACGACAACGATCCACCAGACGGTGGTTTGATGACACCAGCATACCAATATAACTAGGGGGATTGCGGTCCTCCTTTTTTATGCTATAATATAAGAGCAACCCACAATCATCATGTCTAAAGGTCCAACCACAAATGTTTCCAATGCGAAACTAGAGCAACTAATCAAACTCGCAGAAACTTTTTGTATCAAAGCAGAAGATGGTGAGTGGAATGTTGAACCAGGAACATACAAAGCAATTATCAGAGCATTAGATCACGCTAAGACAGAGATGTTTAAACAACAGCGTCAGAGACGACGTACAATGAACATTGAATTTGTTGAAGATGTAGAGAGAAGATCAATGATTGCCAAAGAAAATACACAAGACATTCATTAATATAACTAGGGGGAGCAAACCCCCTTTTTTTATGTTTGATAATATTGAGATTGGCGAAGAGTTTGCTAAGTTCTTACAGCAAGTAGAGAAAAAGTGTATCTCTGATAAGGAGTGGGAGTTTCCTTATAAGATTGTAAAAGATCCTATATGGGAGACAAGTGTATCCCTGCTTGCCATGATAATTCAACGTGGTATACGGCATGATGTCCCTCCCGTGCAGATTGTAAGGAACGCTGCTCTTCCCGAAACACCGCGTGAAATATTTGATTTTAGGGTAAGACGTAAGTTTATTATAGACAAATTTCCAAAAGCACTTGACAATCCTGTGCTTGGATATTATCCTCCCAATGGTTTCGTGGGGTGGCACACCAATTATGCTGCTCCGGGATGGATAGTATTGTTCAACTGGTCTGAAACTGGTGAGGGTTACTTTCGTTGTTGGAAAGATGGTCAACTAAGAACACTCCCAGATAAACCTGGTTGGTCTGCTAGGGTGGGTAGATTCCGTCCCGAGCAAGAACACGAACTATGGCACTGTGCTAGGACAGAATGCCGTAGATTCTCTTTCTCGTATCGGTTTGACAACCCACTGGATTGGCAAGAAGCAGTTGACTGTATAGTTGGTGTCTGATATAATGACTGGGACTACATTATTATCTCATGTCAAGACCCGAAGGGTTTTGGAAGTACCAAGAGGATGCGACACTAAAAGAACTGGAAGATTATCTTGCCGGGACTTATCGTTCTCACTACACTTCCCAAGAATCTAAGACACAAACACTTGATTTGATTGAAAGCATCGGTGACGCTGAGGCGTTCACACGATCAAATGCCATTAAGTATCTGTCTCGCTTTGGTAAGAAAGAGGGAAAGTCTAAACTAGACATTCTTAAAGCGATTCACTACTGTGTGCTACTGTACCATTTTTCTGGTCTTCATCAAAAGACCTCTACTTATCCTGAATAATGAAACTGTCCGATAAAACTCATAAGATCCTTCAGAACTTTACTTCTATCAACCAGTCTCTTTCTTTTAAGGAAGGACGAAAGATTCGCACAATCTCCCCTATGCAGAATGTGCTAGCAGAAGCAGAGATTGAAGAGTACATTCCCAAAGACTTTGCTATCTACGACCTACCACAGTTTTTGAACACTGTAGCGTTGTATCGCGATCCTGATATTGACGTGTCCACAGAAGACACTCATGCCATGATTCGTGAAGGTAAGATGAATCGCTCAAAGTATTTCTTTAGCGATCCTAGTGTTATCATTGCTCCTCCTGAAAAGGAAATGCAGTTGCCTTCGGAAGATGTTTGTTTTCTTGTTCAGCAAGAACAACTACAACGCATCATGAAGTCATCTTCTATTCTCGGTCTTCCTGATCTCTCAGTTGTTGGTGAAGCAGGAGTTGTCAAACTGGTTGTTGCTGACCGCAAAAACGATACATCTAACGATTTCCAAATCGTAGTTGGAGAAACTGATGCTGAGTTTTGCTTTAACTTTAAAATTGAGAACATTAAACTAGTTCCAGGAAGTTATGAAGTCGTTATCTCTAGAAAAAACCTCGCCAGATTTGTCAACAATGCGCTCAACCTTACGTACTTCATTGCCTTGGAGCCAGACTCCAACTACAATGGTTGATACTGAATCTAAGCAGGATAAGTGGAATAGAGGACTAGATCTTTTTATTGAGTCTGTCCTCAAACCAGACCACAAACTTCGCCAGTGTGCTCACAATCAAATGTGTTATCACGAACTAATGGATGTTCGTAATGATGTGCTTGAGTATCTTAAAACTAAGCGTTGGTGACATGGCAGATTGGAAAGTTACTACTAACAAAGTAATAGCAAAGAACATGTTTGAGAGTTTGGAAAAACTTCTCAACGCCAAGTGGACAACATGGCAAACACTTGACTATAATGGCAAGCGTACAATTAAACATGTTGTCGAGTACGAAATTACTGAAGAATCTAATTGATTCTTAATTACATAATGAATGATGATTTTCTTTGGGTCGAAAAGTATCGCCCCAAGACCATTGATGAGTGTATTCTTCCCAGTCATATTAAGGATACACTTAAAGGTTTTGTAAATAAAGGTGAGTTGCCTAATCTTCTTCTTTCCGGTCCACCTGGAATAGGTAAGACCACGGTTGCCAAGGCACTGTGTAAAGAAATCGGAGCAGATTTTTATGTCATCAATGGATCCGATGAGGGTAGATTCCTGGACACTGTACGGAATCAAGCAAAGTCATTTGCTTCGACCTCATCACTTTTCTCAGATGCTAAACACAAAGTCATCATTATTGATGAAGCTGATAACACAACCCACGATGTACAACTCCTACTACGGGCGAACATTGAGGCGTTTTATAACAACTGTAGATTCATCTTCACATGTAACTACAAAAACAAGATCATCGAACCGCTACACAGCAGATGCAGTGTCGTGGACTTCGCACTTACCGGCAAAGAGAAGCAAAGTATCGCTGCTGAGTTCTTTAAGAGACTCAATCAGATTCTTGCGGAGGAAGGTGTGGAAGCAGATAAGAAGGTTGTTGCGACGGTTATTCAAAAGCATCTTCCGGATTGGCGAAGGGTCTTAAATGAGTGTCAAAGATATGCGGCGAACGGTTCTATTGACACGGGTATTGTTTCAACATTTGCGAACAGCAATGTACAAGACCTGGTGGGTTACCTCTCCAGAAAAGAATTTCCCAATGTAAGAAAGTGGATTGTTCAAAACCTGGACAATGATACCAATACCATTCTACGCAACGTGTATGATGCGATGTATGATTCGTTGAAACCTCAGAGTATACCTGAGGCAGTATTGATTATCGCCAAGTATCAATACCAATCTGCTTTTGTTGCTGATCAAGAGATCAACATGTTGGCAGCGTTAACTGAGATCATGGTGCAGTGTGAATTCAAATGAACTAGAAGAGCTGAGATATGATGTAGCACATCATCTACTCAGTAAAATGAGTAAGGGTTCTCAATTTCAATACGCTCTAGATCGTATGCTTCAACTCTGTGCTTGTTACTCAGAGGAAAAATTAAAATCACTATTACCCAAACAAAACAAAAAATCCAAAGGTGGAGGATTCTGATGATTGACTTTTTGATTAGCACCCAGTTAGAGGCACTTGGTAACCACACCATCGCAGAATTTGCGGTTGGTTATTTGTTTGGTGGTGCCTTGATTATTGGAGCACCAGGCGTGTTCTTCTTCATTGCTTTTATGCCAGCACTCCAGAGAACCAAAGGAGCACAGATTGGTTACAAAGACCATAAAGACTATGGTTACTCCTCTACCTATGAGAATGGTAAGATGGCAGATCAAAAACCATACACACATTGGATCGTAGCAGCAGAGCAATGAGTGAAAAGATTGTATGGACACAGAAACCACTGATTTCTGACAGAGACTGTGTTATACTGTGCCTGAGAAACGCTCCTTGCGGCACTGATAGAAAGCAAGTTGAGCGACTCATCAAGCACTTTCAAACAAATTAAAGTACTTCTACATTATGATTGACATTGAACGCATCAACCTTGAAGAGTTTTTTGGATGCGTAGCAGCAACTAATACGACTCAAATGAAGTCGAATGCTTTTAAAACCATCCGCACCTGGTTACAGGAGAAGTCTTTTGCTAAGTGGAGTGATGGTCAGTTGCGTTATGTTGGTGATTACAAGGACGGAATGGACTTTGAGTCTGATGACCATGCCTATGAGATGAAAGGCAAACTCAAAATGTTTAATAAGAATGGCAGCACGTCTGCTGTGGACTTGAAGAACTTCCGTGGCGAGAATAAAGTAGTTGATAAGACATTTGATTACATGATTCTTGTGGACACTTTGTCTATGAGTATTGCTATTACTGACTGGGAGAGTATTGAGAAGCGTATTTACTTCACACCTTCTTCTCCTACTGCTAAGTTTAAACTCCAACCGGGTGAGTATACAATGCTCGCTGAGAATATTAAACCCACAGAGAAGTCTATGACCTCTGCTCAGATTTTAGATAACCTTCAAGAGATCCTTTGATGAAGTCACTCAAGACACCTCTTCGCTATCCTGGCGGTAAGAGTAGAGCAATTACTAAGATCTCTCCTTTCTTTCCCAAAAACTTCAAAGAGTACCGCGAACCCTTTCTAGGAGGCGGTTCTGTGGCGCTGTACGTGACGAAGACCCACCCAGACGTTAAAGTGTGGGTCAATGACTTTTACGAACCTCTGGTGACCTTCTGGCAGCAACTACAGGATCATGGTGATGAAATCTCAAATGAACTACTCAAACTCAAACAAAAGCACCCAGACCCAGACAAAGCAAAATATCTTTTCCAAGAGTCTAAAGAGTATCTTAGCCAAGACACCCGAAGGACTGATGCTAAGGCTCGTGCTATCAGTTTCTACATTGTTAACAAGTGCTCTTTTTCTGGTCTCACTGAGTCCTCATCCTTTAGCGGGCAAGCGTCTGACTCCAACTTCTCAGTACGAGGCATTGAGAAACTTCCAGGATACTCGGAACTAATTAAAGATTGGAAGATTACAAATCTCAGTTATGAAAACCTCCTAACTGACAGAAAGGATGTGTTCACATACCTTGACCCACCATACGAAATCGCAAGTCATCTGTATGGTCGTAAGGGTAACATGCATAATACCTTTAGTCATGATGGATTTGCCACCGAGTGCGATCGTTACGTTGGACCACAACTTATATCCTACAACTCATCTGCTCTAATCAAAGAACGTTTTGAGGGGTGGAATGTCAGTGAGTTTGACCATACGTATACCATGAGATCCACAGGTTCTTATACTAAAGATCAGCAAGAGAGAAAGGAACTGTTGTTGTTCAACTATGACAACGGTCCTAAAATCAAATTGAAATTTGATGGTTGTTATAACTACAACAGATTGAAGAAAGAAGGTCTGGTAGATGCCTGAATTAAAAGACTGGTTGAATAGTATCAATCAATCTAAGATTAATATTATTGATGAGATGCCAGATTCTGAATCTAAGTATCTTCCATATATTATTAACAGATGCTTGTCTGGTCACCTTGATGCTGTGATGTTTTCTAACGAGATGAATATCAATCATCATCTTGATAAAAAGTTACAGTATGATTTTTTACTAAATACTCTGAGATCCAAGAAAAGATTCTCTCCCTGGATTAGAAAGGAAGAGATGGAGAACCTTGAACTAGTCAAGAAATACTATGGTTATAGTAATGAAAAGGCGAAGCAAGTTCTTTCTATTCTGACTGAAGATCAAATTACATACATCAGAAAGAGACTTGACACTGGAGGAATCAGATGAGCGTGATCCAGGAACCAGAATATAACTGGTCACCTGACAAGATGATTGAGGTATCCCTAGCGGAACCAGACGATTTTCTAAAGGTCAGAGAAACACTCACACGCATTGGTGTAGCGAGTAGGAAAGAGAAGAAACTCTATCAATCCTGTCACATCCTACACAAGCAAGGTAAGTATTACATCGTTCACTTCAAGGAACTGTTCGCTCTTGACGGTAAGCGAGCAAACCTTAGCATGAATGATATTCAACGTCGCAATCGTATCGTACAATTGCTAGCAGACTGGGGTCTGATTGGTGTTGTAAATGCTGAACTCATTACAGATATTGCCCCACTAAACCAGATTAAGGTCATTGCCTACCGAGAGAAGGGGGAATGGATCCTAGAAACCAAATATAATATTGGAAAGAAGAAGACTAACGAATCTTCGTAATCTTTTGAACATGAGAACCAGTTGGTTGCTCATACAATTTATCTGAAAATGGCGTGATTACTTTGTAGTCACGCTTTTTTTGTCCGCATTTTTTTCTGCATAGTGGATCTTTCCAAGTTTTTACACCACTCCAGTATATTTTCCACTCTTTAGACTGTAATAATTCATCCAGAGAATCATAATCTCTTATATTGGGCACTGTTTGAATGTTCTCATACTCGGATGCCATCCAACAACAGGGAAAAACATTACCTCTTGCTGTAATAAAAAGTCTTTTTCTATCAACACATAGTGGTTCTACCTTACTGAAGAACTGTTTACCTATCACATGAGTGCCAACACCATGTGCTACGTTTCTATTTGAGTAAATTGTGTGAAAATGTAAGAAACCCATGTCTTTTGCCATGTTCATAGCGGTCTCTAATTGGTTTTCATTCCAACTGAACTGCACCATGGACCAAACTGCCCACCCACCGGCATCTATAAATGCTCTAGCGTTCTCTAAAGTCTTTTCCCATATACATTTGACTCTATAATATTCATAAGTTTTTTTATCAGCGCCATCAAGAGCAAATAAAACGGCATTATCCCCTATTCTTTTTGCCAATTCTTCCCAATACGATGGTTTGTGTGCTGAACCATTGGTAAAAAGTTTGATGTCTATATTGTTTTCTACGAGGTGATCTAGAATATTAAACAAATGTCTGTTTGCAGTAGCATCACCATAATTACCACACATTTCTATTGATTTTACATCTGAATTTGTTATCTTTTTGATATCTTCTACTGTTAAATCGGTACTGATAACCGTACCTTCTTGATTTCTAGAACAAAAAAGACAAGCAGCATTACACTTATCTGTCAAATCTATCTGGATATCCGTCCATTTTATTTCGGATTCCCCCATACACAAAAAAGTTGTTACTTGTATAATTATCTATGTCGCCCAAACAGGGGACATCCACGATGCTCATTAGAGGTCATGTTTAACACAGCAAATTCGTACACTCTTAGTGTACCAGAGACTGCCGCTTACTTGGAGTCAGTCAAACAACCAAACTTTCCACCATATAATATTG